CAGACCAGTGTGCTGAGTAGTTTTCAGAATCAGGGAACAAATCGCCCCACCTCAGCCCCAGGGAAGCCAGGATTTCATTTGCACCACAGCCAGCGTAGCAATGAATCAGGACTCTTGAGTCGTCACATTGAGTGATTCTCAGGCTGGGCGATCTGTCATTGTGCGCTGGGCAGATTCCAAGAAAGGTAGACTTTCCTGTTGATCTATAAAATTCAAGTCGATCCAATAGTTTTTGCGCCCGCATGAAATACCTCCTTTTTGCGCTAAATAGGCCAAATTTAGTCCCTAGAATCAATTTTATGAGGTAGGGTAATACCTACCTAAAGGGTAGAAATAAAATCCATTCTAGAGCGTTTTGTTAGCTTTACCCACTTTCCCCACTTTCCCCGCTTTTTTTCTGATTTGCTTGAGGAGTTGCCACATCTCTTCAATCTGTATTGCGCCTTCCTTTAAAAAGTAGGCCTCGTCAGGTTCAAGGTTGGAAGCAATCATTCGCAAAGCTTGCGCCAGCTCCTTTGAATCTTCAAAAATTCCTATTCTGCCAATTAATTCATTCATTCAGTCCACCTTTTCCCTATAAATTTTATCAGCACGCACTATATGTTTAACTTTGTGAATTGCAGTTAAACGATTAGCAAGATGTGCAAGATTGCGTTTACTGTAGCCATATCTTTGAAGGTTTGCTCTAATTTCGCTATCTTCCATTGGCAAAACCTTGACTTGTTCTTTTTGCATTTAATTATAGCCCCTCACATTCAGTCCCCCTTTTCACATCGGGCACAAGTACTTCGGCCCGATCCCCATTGTGCAGCGATAGCGTTAGCAATGCCTTGATACGTGATAGACCGCTTCTTCCATCTTTAACATGTAGGCCACCCATATTCGCCGTTTGATTGTTTATAAATTGTTTGCATTTCTTGACAGAGATCAACTGTAGCTTCTGCCTCTTGCGCGTCCCACTTTCCAGCCAAGGAAACTAGGCAGATTATCGTTAGGATCGCAAAAACGGGCAGTAGGTATGCTATGCCTTCCGCTAAATAAACTGCCGCAAATTGCCGCCGTGTTTTTGATCTTTGCCTTGCCATTATGACTTGCCTTTTCATGTTGCCCCCTACTTTACTGACTGAATTAGTCCGTCTTTCATTATGACATTGGCGAAGAATTCACGCCCCTTGCCAGTTATATGTGGCCTATTGGCACCTGTTAACAGCCCGTCAGGCCTATGCCCGATTCTATTATCCCGATTCTGGGCTATTCTGGGCCACTTATGGCGCAATTCTCCCCTTTCGATCCCCATTGCTCGGCCATTGCGTTTGCGATGCCTTGATATGTAACTGACCGCTTCTTCCATCTGTCCTTCGATGGCGGCATTAAATGGACTTCCGCAACGGCATCGGCCGCAGTCATTGTAGAGGTTGGAGTAAGTGGGTCAAGCCCTTTAGTCCAAAAACAAGTTCGTTTTTTGAAAGGATCGCCGAAATTCCAAGGTTGAATCGTGAAGTCAGGCCCACGTCCAATTATTTCTCTGGCGTACCTATGCATCACTGGGTTTTCGACTGCTACTTTTGACGCATTAGCCCCCAAGCATTCCAAGAAGAAATTTGCTGCGGCTTCCATTTCAGCCCAGAGGTTCCTTTCATGTAGCCAACGCACGCCAGAATTGCAGAGTCTAGTGCATGGTGGGTGAGCTATGACAAGATCCCAAGGCTCACTCAGTAAGCCTCTAACATCACCCTGAATATGTGGCCCGTCATTTGGCAGGAGGTCACAACTTATTGCGTTATGACCTCTTGCGATAAAAGCATCTCGAACACGTCCAGAGAATTCACAAGCAACAAGGACTCTCACGCTGTCACCTTTAGACTGTTTTCGCTAACTTCAACATATAGGGGCCGATTACCGTTGATAATCCTGTCAAGCTGGCCGATTGATAGCGGTATAAATTCCGCAAAGTCATCACCATAAAGCCCTTCATCTTTAAATCCTTGAGCGTAGGCAATATGCTTTGGTATGCCCTTGCTATTAGCTGGCATGAGATATACACCGGCGTCATTTACTAACCAAACACCACGCTGCTCTGACGGCCCCTGACCGTATGGCAACTGGCAGTTATCCTTTAAGGACGTTTTGACAACCGCCCGCAATTCTTTACCGCTAAATGTAAATTTCATGGTTCACCCCCATAGATTAAATTTGTTACTTCGGTTCCGATGGTACAGGGGAGGTGAGGGGTTTCCGTTGTGGGTTTGCCCTCTGATTTCCTCCCCGATGTTCTTTAACAACTAGGCCGTTAAGCTGTGGAAGAATGATTCTGGTTGTTCTTCAACGTCAGCAGTCACACCAGATAGCCACTTGTTGATATGCCTAGTGGTTGTCTGACTGTACCAGTTGGAAGTCCTGACGTACCTCCCAGAGGGTAGCAGTGCTGCCACTGGTGTCTGATATGAGAACAGGATAACGGTTCCCTCTGTTGTAGTTAGTTCGGTTTGATTTGATGCTATTGGTTTAATGTTCATTATGCCGCCTCCTGTAATTCGTTTAAGTAGTTATAACACGCCACGCATAGAGTCCAGTATGCGACCGCTGTTGCGTGTTTGCCTACGTCTGAAAACGTCTGACCCGTATCCTCTAGCATTGCCTCTCCTTCTGTGGTGTTGCACTCAGCGCAGAGTCTAAGCGCCTTGTAGGTGTAGATAACCCACTCGTGGCCGTCTACCGTCTGACTGATCAGCTCCTCAATATCCTGACCTTCATCGGCTTGAGATAGAATCTCGTCCACGATCTCGCGTGCTTCTTGGTTCAGTATGTAGTCATTGATAATAAAGTCATTCATTGTCTTACCCTCCTAAGAATAAATAACGTCCGAATAAAATTCTTTTGCTTCTGGATTGAAACCTATATATGCAGCCGCCTCTATATAATCTGCGAATTGCATAGGCAGAACGGGGGACTTATGGTATCCGTACCTGTGAACCTCGTACAGATAACCATTATCAAAAACTAGGTAAACCCTTACAGTGTCCCCGAAATAACCGTCTGGCCGTGTTGCCGAACCGATATATACCGATCTCATTGTTTAACCCTCTGTAATGGGGGTCGAAGCCCCCAGTGATTGTTATTGATTAGATTCTATCGCCCCGATTAATTCTACTTGCACGTCGTCATAGCCTTCTGCCTTCCAATAACGTGCAGACAATTCCGCGCTCACTTCATCATCAAAATAGTCGGCAACACCTCCCACCCATACCGCATACAATTTCTTTTCATCTTTCATTGTCTTTTCCTCTTTTTTGTTCCTGTCATTGTTGATGACAAGTGTCATCAGGGTTACGGTTGAAAAGCCAACCAGCAGTACCGCTCCTATAACGGTACTAAGTCTGGCTCTCGTCAGTGTGGTTACTCGGAATAAGTGTAATAGCCGTTAGAATGAACCGCATAAATAGCGAAGCTGTAATCCGGTCCGCCGATTATTTCTACCAAGTGAACAATATTAGTGTCGCCGTTAGGGTCTGTTACTTCAATTTGTCCGATGTAGTTGTTCGAGTAATACTTATTCATCTTAATTTCTCCTATTTATTGGTTAGTGTGTTTGTTTAGTTGCTGTCATTGTTGACAGTGATTAAGAGTCTATATAATAAATTCTATCTTGTCTACTGTTCTTTTATACAGTAGTTTATGGTCGTGGATTGGCTTGAGTGGTTAGCGAGTTGCTGTTTAATGGCTACCACAAAACCCCTCACACCATTTGGCCCTACCAATTTGGTCTGACCAATTTGGTCTGACCAATTATCGAGCGATTGTTCGATGGCCAGGAGATATATCGAGCGTTCGTTCGATGGAGGTAGGGTCGATTGAAGGGGCGGGAGGGGGGAGATGGGGTCAGTAATAATTATAGTAGCCCCCCAAACTTGCAAAAGAGCAATTTTAAACCAAGTCCAACTAGCTGATTTAACTAAAGATATTTTAAAAGGTAATTTTTAGGCTGAAATAGCTAATAGAATAGGTTAGTGACTACTAACATAAGAATTGCTTGCAATCACCCAAAATAACGTGATAGGGTAGCGAAAGGTGTTTCAGAGGTTGACCATAACTCAACTGAATGTCTGGCATAGACTTTAAAGGTTGCGGTAGAAATACGACAGACAAGCATCAGAAAATCCTGCGCTGTCCTACAGATGACAACAGGAACCTGGAGATCCTAGAGAATTGATGCGAGTTATAGCTGAGAAGTTAATCCAAGGAAACTTGGCAGGGGTCATAATCACCATTGTGGTTATGTAAAATGAGTACCACACCATTAGGTGTTGTTAGCTGAGACAAGTAATAAGAATACTCAGACTAACACAGAGGTCTTTGATTTGGCTAGGTCAAGGTATCTCCAGGGGAAAATCTGTAAATATATCTACCATGTTAGTAAGCACTAACTTATGACAGATTCTAGCGATACATTTGATAACCTTGAGTTTGCTAAGGCTGAGAACATAGTCGAGCCAACTGTAAGAAGAAAGAAAAAGAAGAAAGTAGAGAAAATAAAGAATGCAGAATTAGTCGGCCCTAAAAGAGGAAGAGGAAGGCCCAAGAACCCCAATAGGTTGATGACCAGGGATCAGTGGGCAGAAGAGCAGAAGAAGAGAGCTGGCAGACCTAAAGGAATGCGTACTGCTGTTAAGAAGCTTGAAGAAAGGCTCTTATCGGCAAATAGAATAGACTTAGTCATAGACTCTATTGTTAGAGCTGCTACTGATGACGATCACAAGAATCAGGCAGCGGCTTGGAAGCTAATCATGGATAGGATGGCTCCCCTTAGTCATTATGAAAAGAATAAGGGTGGAGATAAACCAATTATCCAGATTAACGTATCTTCGATGGAATCTATAAACTCTGTAGAACCTATAGAGACTATAGACGGCGAAATTGTAGATGAATGACCTGATTGACTTGTTAGTCTCTCACGAAGGATTAACTCATAAGCCTTATCGGTGTACTTCTGGGAAGCTAACTATTGGAGTAGGAAGAAACCTCGATGATATGGGGTTATCTGATTCTGAGATCTACTTTATGTTAAAGAACGATATAAGCCGTGTTGATGAAGAATTAACCAATGCTTTTCGTTTCTATAAGAATTTAGACCAGGTTAGGAAGGATGCTCTAATTAATCTGGGTTTTAACTTGGGAATCCCCAAGTTAAGAGATTTTAAACTAGCTATGCAGGCTTTAGAGCTTAAAGACTACTCAGAAGCCTCTATGGAGTTTTTAGACTCTCTCTGGGCTACTCAAGTAGGTGGAAGGGCTTTAGATATTGCCCACATGATTAAATACGGTGAGTATCCTAAGTAATGCCTGAAGAAAAACAGCCAGAATTTATAGATAGGATAAATAATCCTCAAAACTACCCGTTTATAAGAAATGATGACGGGAGCATATCAACGCACAGAATGGCTGCTGAGGTTGATGAAAACGGTAATTGGTATGCTTTTCCAACAATAGTCATGCTGCCAAGTGGAAAGTTATACCAATTTAATTCTAATGAACAAGCAATGAAGTATGCTCTCCGTACTGGAAATTTTCTTCCAATGAAAGATAAAGATTCTGCTATAAAGTATGCAGAGGGCGGCTACAAAACAAAAGACCTAATAAATTTTGGTAAAAAACATGAAAGGCGTTAATCATTATTTAAAGGATGGAGCCATTCATAAAGGTAAAACCCATAAACATCCTGATGGAACCCTAATGTCTGGGGCCAAGATGTCGAAAAGCTCTAAAAGGTTATTCCATTTTA